TCAGGTTGCAATCAACCCGTGGGTTCGAAGGGTGGCAAGGATATTGCCAATCACTAAACGCGATTCGCCATCAATTACCGTTCCACCTACTGGCATAGCAATCGCAGGCTGTCGCGCAGTGAGGACGCGCACATTATCAACGCAAATCTGGCGGGAATTTATGTGGCCAATACTCCAGTTTGTGCCGCGCCTGATGACTGGCATTGCGTCAGCGATGCTCCAGACCGCCATCCCTTCAAACGCCTCAACAAAACGCCAGCCGCCCGCCGTCCACGCCGCAAGTGCGCCATCATGCCCGGCCCAAACACCCGTGGCGCCAGTCCCAACAATCCAGCATTGGCCAGGCTGCGGATTTGCAGGAACATCTGTCGGTGCCACCGCCTGCACCACGGGCTGCACCGTGATATCAAGCCGCGACAGCGCCTCGTTATGCGTCATTTCTTTCTGCGCCTGCCCCGGCACAATAAGCGGCAAGGCAAGGCGATCACTTTTCTCGGTCATGCAGGAACTCCTTGGATAAGCGTGAACATCAACGTCGCTGGACGTGACGGGCCAAAAATACCAATTTGACTGACGCTGATGGTCAGGGATGCCGCGCCGGATGAAGGGCTATAAATGTGGCTGTTCATTAGGGTCTCAATCGTTTCAGCCGTACCAACGTTTGGCGTGATCACTACCGAGTAACGCTCTGTTTCTTCGGCAAGTGGCGCGTCAACATTATCAATCCAGCGCCAACCATCACGGCTGCGACGCACCCAGTGAAATGCAATTCGGCCATCGCTTAACCGTTCGCCCTGCAAATGCACTGGTGCAATCGGCATCAGCGCCCGCCCCGGATTAACCAGAAACCCAATCGGGGGCGTGGCACCATCCCCAATCCCGACCGCCATCACCATGAGTTGTGCAAGCGAGCCAGGCACTGAAAGCGTAGCGAGCGCATCAGATTCAATCAGCACGAAACGCTCCCCCGCCGCATGGGTTGTCATCGCCCACTCCGTCCCGCGTCGCCCGCGATACAGGCCGGAAAGGCGATAGCGCGCCCCGCCAAGCGGAAGCGCGGTTCGGAACTGGATCAGTTCATCCCCAAGCATCGCCAAATTGCGTCCGGCATCAAGCCCGGTCGCGTCAGCATTGGCAAGTGTCATCGCAGCATTGAGGAGTGTCACTTCAACGCTGTTCGCCTCATCAACAAGGAGTGCTATGCCAGCCCCAAGCACTGTATCCGCCGCGCCGAGTATCGCTGGGGCTGCGGTTGCACCAGCTTCATCCCAACTTGCACCGCCATCGGTACTGAACAACAGCGCAGCGCGCCGCCAACCAGTTGAAATCCCCGCCGCTGCAACAACCAAATTTGGCGATGTCGCCACGCCAGCCGCAATCGGCGGCAAGTCAATCAGGTGAAATGTTGTTGGCCCGTGCAGGGCATCATTCTGTATCAAGCTGCGGCCCGGATCAGCGTTGGGCATCACAGCTCCACCCTCAGTCAGCCGAACCAGATCTGCCTCAACGACCATGCGGTCAAGGCTAACCGCAGCCACCCGCCACAACGCCGGGCTACCCGCAACACGCACACGCTGCCCCGGCACAAGATCAAGCCGTCGCCAGGGCAAACGCACCTTCGTCGAGACTCGACCAGCCCAAATCTGATCAAGCTGACGCTCGGCGATTTGCTTGGCCGCCTCGGGAGTCAGGACAACGGGGAGTTCCACCTTCGCCTCACGCCGTGCGCCGCCGTCACGCCGCGCACGCTGCACACCTTGTTGATAGTCACGCGACGGTTCATAATAAGTGATCGACAGCGTTTCGGGGATGGTTGAGGCGGAGCGCCGCTCAATTGGCAAGTGCGCACTTTGTTCATTACCACGCGCTGTACCAAGATCACCCTCGGCAATCATAGTCGCCTGCGCGCCAGTTTCGAATACCCGCAACCGCGTGCCATCATCATGGGCCGAGAAAGCAACGACTGAACCAAGCGTTTCAACCGCGCCGCGCACTGAGTCGCCGAATGCCGCATATCCGCCAACAGCGGTGGGACAATCAGCGGCAACGCTGCGCCCCGCGAGATCATTGATGATCGTGCCGACTGAGACATCGCCTTCATCAGCGATCACCTCAAAACTGAGTGAAGGGATGCGGTTGCCAAAATCGGCAAGCTGCAAATTTTCAAACACGACATACGCCAGCCCACGATAGGCCGGGGCCATGCCGGCTCCTTCGGCACTGGCGATCAGCGAATCAACGCCCTGATCTTCACCACCCTGATGTAGGCGAAAGCCAGTAGCAACTTTGAAATCGCCAGCACTCCCGCGCAGCAGATTGCCGTCGGCCCAGATGCGCCCAATCCGGATCACCCGCCGCGCCGACAGCGCTACCGCAAATGAGGCGGAGTAGCTGAACACTGTCGTCTTGGGCTGGCCCTTGCCGTTCGACACTTTCTTGCGATCTTCGCGTAAATCAGTTGCCCAGATAACGGTGCCTGAAACGCGGTTGGTGCCATAGAGCTTCGGAATCAGCGCGCCGTACTGCGACGATTGAAAGGCGAGATCGCCAAGCCGTGGCCCTTGCCGCCCCTTGGGGGCAAACAACCTTCGATCAATTGCGAGACCAATCACGCTGCCAACCGCGCGACCAAGCTTCCCGCCGACCAGCGCGCCGACGGTGCCAAGAATGAGTGTGGCCATTGATAGGGATCCTGATTTTAATTGAGCATATTCAAAACCCAAACCGTTCGGGCTGAGCCTGTCGAAGCCCTCGCTTCTCTTTTTCTAGGTCGCAGAAGAAGGGAACCCCCTCGACTGCCTGCAAGGCAGGCGCTCAGGACAGGCTTCGGCAAGCTCAGGGTGAACGGTTGGACGCGTTTGCGAAAAATGCCAGCCGCTCACCAGCGGCCATGGCGGCAGACCCGGCGTTTCAACCACGCGGCGCAGCACCCCATCGGCATGGATCAGGCTCTTGCCGCTCCACACCCCAAGGTGAAATTGCGCGGCACTTGGGCGAAACAACAGCACATCGCCTGTGTGAGGGGTTCCCCGTCGCTCGATCATGCCATTGGCACGGAACATTGCGGCAAAGCCTTCTGCTGTGCCCCCGCGCAGGGCATAGCCTTCGGGCGGGCGCGTGATCGCTGGGTAGACGCAGATTATCAGTCCGACGCAGTCAAGGCCCGTGGCAGGATTGCGCCCGTGCAGGCGGAACCGCGTGCCAATCAAAGCGCGAGCGCGGTCGGCTGGATCAGCTTGCATAGCGTGTCAGCAAATCATTGCCCGGCAGATGCGGTTCACCACGAAAATTGGCGGCGTTGGCAAAACGCTGAACGCAGGTCGAAAAGCGCCGATCACAGCCTTCAATCAGTTCAGCCCGCGTTCCCGGCGCGACAACAAAATAGGGCGGCTCACGCAGCGTGAGCGTTGCCCCTGATGAAGCAACAATTGGGCTATTGATCCCGGAGTTTGGGCCATCAAGCCAGCGCAGCGTCCCCGCCACATAGGTGCCGTCGGGCGCGCTGATGTCAACAGTCACAGCCATGCCGCTCACCGTCAAAACGCGCACAAAGCGCCGCCGCCCCGCCATATCAACGCCGCAGCGCCAATCCCCAAGCGAAGCCCTGCACTCAGGCGTGGTTTCCTCAACCACGGGCGCTTCAAGCAGCGCCGCTGGCCCGCGCAGTTCGGCCGAAAACCCACCTTCGCCCGTTTCAACCGTGCCCAGTTCTCCGCGCACCAGAAACAGCGGGTTAACCTCGGGGGATGCCCAATTGACCGCCAACACGCGCAAAGTTGCCCCGTCCCACCGCCCTGCCGCAAGATCCTCCTCGGTAATCGCGTCACTCGTCAGCGCGCCAGCCAGTTCAATGCTGTCAGGATCAAAGCCATCCTGCCGCTCAAGCGCTGACGGGATCATCCCCGGTGCCGCGCGGTAAATCAGTCCGTCGATCAGCAAGTCACGGTCATGGCTGGTGAGGCCAAGCGTGATCCCGTCACGCCGATCAATCCGCCAAATAAAGGCGAGGGTCGTTAGATCCGTCTGATACCACATGGGAAATCCTAACAAAAAACTCCTCTTCCCTTGAGGGAGAGGATTTAGGCTTCACGCACCTCGATAAGGGGCACGCTCGGCGCGTCACCTGCCGCAAAAAGTGCTGCGTCAATCTCTAGCGAATCTTCGGCAAAGCGGACGGGGACATCGAACTGGAATCCAGCGCGGACTTGCACGCCTGCTCCCGGTGCAACAGTGAAGGACACTATCCCGCCATCAAGCAACTCCCATCCGCTGGTGCTCAGCACCCCGCCAAGCGACACAAGCACGCTCCCTAGCACAGGCCGCGTGATCCGGCGCAGTTCAGCGTCCCCCTCAGCGCCGTATCGTTTGATCAGAGGAAACTCAGTCTGCACCCCGTTCCCGACACCCAGTAACTGATCGCTCGCCGTGACCGCGCCCGCCCCGGTGCACGAGCTGTAATCAAACGGATCACGAAAGCGAAACCCCCGCGCGGCCCCACGCCGTGCCCGAAAGAACGAAATCAGCGTCTGCAAATCCCCTTCCGAGCGCACCCCCGGCCCCGCATCAAAACGCAGCCGCCCGCTCGCCCAATCGGCATTGCGTTGTTCATGGCCCGAAGCCGTCGTGACAATAGCGGTTGAGAAGGCAGGCGTCACACTCGCTCCGCGCCCAAGACTCAGCGGAAATTGCACATCATCAAAGGCCTGCACGGCACCGTCTCCTTCATCAAAATGAACATAGCCATCGCGCAGCACCTGCGGCTGCGCCCAGATAAATGTCGACGCCACCCCGCGCGCACGACCGACCTCGGCAGCGGCATCAATCAGCGCCCACTGCGCCTTCTCTTCGGGTCGCAGCACAAACCCAGCAAAATAATGCTGCTTGGCAGGTGGATAACCGAGCCGCGTTTCAGCAAGCGCCACCGCGCGGGCGGAGGCCCCGCGATTGCCGCTCGTCACATAATCATAATCCTCAAGCTGGAGGATATCGAACGCAGGGTTGGCCCAACCAAGCGGGACGTTCGCGCGCTTGAGCTCAGGCGCGGCCTCATCAAGTACCGTCGGCAGATAGGGCAGCAGCAGCGATTGGCATGTAGGATGATCAAGGCGAACAGCTGCCACCAACGCCGCTGTTGAGGCCGCCAGAATCACCCCTGCCTGATCAAGCAATGCCTTCTGCGCCGCAGTCTTCGAGCCATTGACGCTGGCAATCTCAACCGGATTGCCACCGAACGCTGCCTTGGCCGCGGCATCATAGAGGCAGATGCGCTTGTCAGGCATCACCCACCACCACGGCTCACCCAACTGAAAGCGGGGGGACTGTCCCGCATCTACCGCGATTTGGACAAACGCCCGCGCGACGCTTTGCAAATATCCCATCGCACCCGTATGGGCGGGCGAAAGCAAAGTCGACGGCGGCACATAACCCGTCGCGGCGGGATCACCATTAAACGCCCGCTGCTTCCAATCATTATAGGCGTGCGCGTCATAGAGTTCGTAGGACAGCGACAGAATCAGGCCATAGCCGAGCGCCTTTGCGCGGCTGGCAAAATCGGAATGCCACGCGCGGCACGGCGCATTGAGCGCACCCCCATTCAGGCTCGCGTAAAACCCGCCCGACAGCGGTTCGAGCCGGAAATAATGGCTCATCCCGACATAATGGTTGATGTCACCGCGATAGCCGAGTTGCAAAATGCTGCGCAGCAATCGCGCGGGCGTCTGGTTGTACGCATCATCATAACCTGTCGCCATTGAAAACCTGTGCGCAGGCACGATAACATCGCCAATCTCAAGCGTTGACGAGCGGCCGATGCAGGCCATTTCAGTCAGTATCACCCACCCTTCAATCGGCGTGGCCAGCGGCGCATCACCCCCCGTATATGAGGGCGAGACAAGCGAAATGAACATCCGGTTGATATCGCCAGCAAAGACTGGATCAGCCTCGGCGGGGAGGAGGAAGCCGCCGCTCATTGCGTCAAAATTAAGCGTGATGAGAGCGTTACTATTGGTGCCGCTTGCATAATTCCACAACCGCACGAACCAGCTTTTGGGCTGGCCACTGGCATCGCGCCCTTCAATCGTTAGCGTCGGGCCGTTGATTGCATCAAGCGGCATGATCCCGCTTGATTGCCAGCGGAATTTAAGCGTGCAGCCGCGATAATCGCGCGATGTTTCATAAGCGAGCAGCGGATGATCGGCTGTGTCCTCACTCGCCCAGATCAGGCCAGCCAAATCATCCGCCTTATAGAAAACCGCATCAACACGCAGCGCATCGGGCGCTGTTGTGGTAACGGCGGCCATCATCGGGCGCGGAAAATCCACGCTCCAGAAACGGGGGTCAAAGCGCTTGATAAACGACGTCGTCCGCCGCTCACCGGGTTTGGCAAGCCAGTAAGGCATTGGGGTTCTCCGATTTAGGGAGTTGGGCTTTTGAGAAAGCCGTCATGCTGGCTCCCAGCGGGTCGCTGTTTCAGCATCCATCCCTCCACAAATCCTGCTTTGTCTTGTTGAAACATGGATCCTGAAACAAGTTCAGGATGACGGGTGGCTTTGAATTGGCGGATAAGTATTCAATCCTCCCTGAGCAACGCCCCCCGCACGGCGCGCGCCACTTGTCGGCTCGACCGCGCGAGTGCTTCAGGCGCGCTTCCGGCGGGGGCATTGACCGCAATTGAAATCCGCACATCGCGCGCGCCGCTTTGGTTCGGCGTAACTACTGTGCCGCTGCTCGCTGGCACGAACAGTTCAGGGCCACGTTCACCGACCATATAGGCGCGTCCGGGAGAGACTGGCCCACCCGTCGCACGGCCCGGCGCTCCGCCAAGCAGGCTGCCAAGAATTGACAGGCCAGCGCTTAGCAAACCGCCATTCCTCCCCTCGCTGTTCGCCCCGCCAACTGCCGAGCGCACCGCTGCATTGGCAATCTCGGCAAGCACTGACAGCGCAACACGCTTCAAATCCTCAAAACCGAACTTGCCAGTACGGATCGCGCGACCAAGCGCATTTTCGATCAGCGCACCCGCACGGGTAACGCTGCTGCCAAGCGGCCCATCCAACTGCGCGCGCAGTTCAGCCACGTCACGCGCAAAGCCCTGCGTGTCAGCGCGCACTGATATGGTGAGCCGTTCGATTTCCTCATCCATCGGGAAATTGCTCCTTGAGTAAGGTGATCAGATCGTGGTCGGCTGGGTTCGCCGCATCGGACGTGAGGGCAGTCAGGATCGCCGCAAGTTCAGCCGGAGTTGCATTCCAAAACTCATGCGGCCGCCAGCCAAGCAGCGCCCCTGTCAGACCAGCGAGGCGAGTGGCATTATGTGTAAAATACGTCGCCCCGGTGCAGGCCGGGGCCGTGCTGTCGCTGCACTCAAAGTCCCAGCGATCCCGGCCTTCGCCGGGATGACGTGTGCAGCTAACGCCCACCCAAAATCTGCCCAAGCAGCATTTTGAGCGCGGGTGTTGCTGCTGCCAGCCCTACCTTTGCCACGGCCTCACCAAAAGCCTCACGCGTCATGCCTTCAGGCCGCTCCGCCAGACAGTGCCAGAACAGTGCGACCATCTCCGACAGTGTGAGCGTGCCACTTGCCGCGCGCTCGACAAGGGCAAACAGCGGCCCAATTTCTTCCTCTGCGACCACCAATGCTGAAAAAGTTGGGCGCAGCATAAGTGCAGCATTTTCGAGGGTTAGCGTCGCCTCACCGCGTGCTGGATTCGCACTCATAGCGATACCACCGCGCCCGAACTTTCGAGCGCCAGCGTATAACTGCGTTCGCCATTGAAATCCCCGGCATAGTCAAGTCGCGTCACGAGGAATCGTCCGCGCAGCCGCTCTCCGCTTTCAAAGCTGAGTTCATAATCATCAAGCACGCCGCTGAGCGCGCTTGCCTTGATCCGCGCCTCGGCGGCAGAACCTGTGAACACCCCTGCACCCGACACCGAGACCGAACGTACCCCAGCACCCGACAGTAGCTCACGCCACCCGCCTGATCCTTTGTTGGTTATGACGACGCTGTCGCCGTTGATGCTAAGCTGCGTTGTACGCAGGCCCGCAATAGTGGTGTATGCAGGCGTCGCCGCGCCGTCGCCGACCTTCAACAGGAAGGCGCTTCCTTTTTCTGCCGTCATTGTGGTTCTCCAATATAGTTTCCCTCTTCCCTTGAGGGAGAGGGTGGCCTGAAAGGCCGGGTGAGGGGTTTGACCGACAAGGGCTCGAAGCCCTTGAGGGCTTTTCGTGGCGTCGTTCGTTAATCGACGCTCACTTGCGCGTCGCTCTGCAACCCCTCACCCTTCCGCCGCTCATGCGGCTCCCTCCCTCTCCCTCAAGGGGAGAGAGGAAGGTTAGTTCACTTCCAAAACCCGAACCCGATACTCGATCAGGGCAGCGCTCGGCCCCTCTGGCGTCCGGCTCACAAGCGACCTGAGAAAGATCAGGCTCGCCACGCGCCAGCCGGGAAGGTTGCGGGGAAAGCCATCCATAGCCGTCTCAACCGCGATCATCAGACTGCGCAAATTTTCCGCGACTTCGCCATCATCCCAAAGGTTAAGTGTAAGCCGGATTTCGCGGCCCTGCTCGGTCTTGGTGCTCCAGTCGCTTACCGGGCTGTCGCTGATCACGATATGGGGAAAGGGCGCGCGTGGCGGCACACCGTCGTAAACGGACGCAATGCCATCAAGCAGGGGAACGAGCGCGGCCTGTACCGCCGCAAGCGCACTCACCGGATTGCCTCACGCAGAGCAGCATCGCGGACATAGCGCCGCTGCAAACCCCGGCCCGAAAGTATGACGCCCGCATCACTGCGTTCTGCCTTGATACCCGAAGGCAAAGCCTGCGCCGCCAGCGCATCGGCGACTGCGCCAGCGCGCGCCTCGGCCATTTGCCGTGCGCGTTTCAAAAGCCGTTCCATCAGCGTTGCTCCTGCGTGGTGAGGATCATTTGTGCGGGTTCGCGCGGATCGCTTTCGACGCTGCGGACACTGAGATAGCGCCCGCGCCAGACAATCCGGCTGCCGGGATCAATGCCTTCGCGCTTGCGAATGATCACGCGCCAGCGCGGAAGTGCGCTCAGCGCCCCCGCCTCAACCGCGTCTCCGGGCGCAAGCGGCGTTACGGCCGCCCATGCCGCCCCGTCATAGCGCCATTTGCCGCGCGCGCCGGCGAGCATATCCCGTTCATCATTGCGCCGTTCAAGACTGATGCGCTCGCGAAGTGCCCCTGCAAATTCGGTCATGCCACATGCCTCCCCGAAAGGCGCAGGCGTCGGAACGACCGCCACAGCGCCGCCACGGCAAGCGGAGGCCCGCTGTCATTTGCATCGTCACGATTGGTATGGAGATGTGCAACCAGCCGGAGCATCCCCTGCCGCAACGGGGCCGGAATATCGCCCCATCGTTCAGCACTGCCCGCCTCAAAAACAACGCGCGCACGCAGTGTGGCGACGCCGTGGATGCGCAGCCAGCCTGTCCCGGCTTCATCAATATCAATGGCATAGCCACTCGTTGGAATTGGGTTTGCTTCACCCGCAGAGTTCAGAGCCGAGACAGCCGAAATGCTGCGCAAGGGGGTCGCCCGGATCGTCTGCCATGTGCCTGTGACCCGCAGATCTTCAGTGCCTGCGCGGCGCAGCAAAACAGTATCGCAAAACGCCTCACACTGGAGCAAAGCACTTTCAAGAAGACCCGCGATCAGCGGCAGTTCCTCATCGCCTGACAGGCGGAGATAGGCACCGGCATCATCAAGCGCCTCAGCCGCAATCAGCGGCAGGGATAGGGTAAGCATGGTGTGTTCCTTAAACAAAACCCTCTCCCCTTGAGGGAGAGGGTGGCCTGAAAGACCGGGTGAGGGGTTTGATTGAAGGAGGCTCGAAGCCTCCGAAGGCAATTTTTTGCATGGCGTGAGTCTTTTGCGCCGCAGACGCGGCTTGACCCCTCACCCTATCCTTTCCCTCAAGGGGAGAGGGAGAAGGCGCCCCTAACCCCCCAGATAAAATCCGGCGGTCACGCGCCAGATCACGCCGGGGATGGCTGGGCAGATAATGGTGGTCGCCGTGTTGGGGGCACTGGCCACCAGCGGATAGGCGAAGTCCTCTCGCCAGTGGATCATCGTGCCAAGGGCGGCGGCATCAGCCTCAAAAGTGAAGGCCAGCCCGCCGGGAAGATTAGTGGTCGTCACGGCAACTGGTGTCGCACTCGCGGTCAGGACAGCGGCGGCAAAGCGGTTGATTGAGAGATAGGTCAAATAGTGGCGCAGCCCCAGACCGGGGGCCGCCAGTGTGAGCGTCGTCGCTGCGCCCGCTGCGCCGATGATTGTGCCAAGACTGGGCGTCACTGTTGCGCTCAGCGACTGATCGGGCGGGGCAGTCGTCGCCGTCAGCGTCACACTCGCAGCACCGCTGACCCATGCCGTGCAGCGCACCCGGACGAGACGGAACCCATACAGCGATCCCGCCCAGACACCGGGCAGGCTGCCCGCAATGTTCGCGATATAAACAGGCGATGCCCCCGCGATCAGCCGCACCGGGATCAACGTCCAGTTGACCCCGTCAACACTGCCCGACACTTCAGCGGTAAGCGAATAGGTGCCGCGCATATCAAGGCAGACGCAGGCGCAGCCGTCCGCTGCGATCACCACCTCAGCCCCGACTGCGCCAAGCATTCCTGTACCAAACAGGGTTTCGCGCGGGTGGAGCGTGTCGCCCCCAAAATCTCTCGATAATTTCGCCATTATGTTGCACTCCAGATAAGCCTCACTGCGCCCGCCACGGGGTGCGCAAAGGCCGCACCAATGTGTAGAATATCCGCCGCTGGGCGCGCCCACAGCGCGATGGGGAACAGCAGTTCGGGATCATTTTCTGCGCCGTCACTGACAGGCGCGAGGCCAAGCTGAACTCGCGAGGCCATCGTCACCCCCGGTGCTGCAACGCTTTCGCGCCATTCACGCAGGCCGTGGCCCGATGGCAGCGTAATCGTAACCAAACCACCAAGCGATCCGGCACCGGGAGGGCCGGGGATTCCGGGATCACCCTTTGGCCCGGTTGCACCAATCAATCCCGGCGCACCTGGTGGCCCCGAAGCACCGGGAGCACCGGGCAAACCTTGATCACCCGGATCGCCTTTTGGCCCCATAGGCCCAACTGGCCCAACTGGCCCGACTGGCCCCTGCGGCCCTTGCCCTGTCGCGGAACCCGGTGGGCCGGGTGGGCCGCGTTCGCCCGGTGGCCCAATGATCGCAGCAAGTTGCGGCAGTGGGATTGTCAGCGCGCTATGCACCGCCCGTCCCTCCGGCCCGCGCCACTGCGTACGGATCGCAGGCTCAGGCTGTCGCCAGACGAGCGTAATCATGTCGTCACCGCGTCACGAATGCGCAAAGCCACTTGCTCAGTAATGATGACGCCACCCGCCACTTCAAGCCGCGCGTCTGCTGCATAGAAACCAGCCGCCAGCGTTGCCGAAACAGTCGCCGGGATCGTCAGCGTCCAGCCAGCAGGAATATCATCGACTGCCGCGCGCGGTGTAATCGTAAAACTCGCGGCGACGGGCGCATCAGCAGCCACGCTCAGCCGCCCCGGCGCGACAAGCTTCAACTGGGCACTGATGGCACTGACACTGGCTGGATTGCCAGACAATGCGTCAAGCGCGAGTGAGACTGTCTCACCGCGCTGGTAAATATAGGGGGTCATGGAATGTCCTTTCCCCTCCCCCTGATTGGGGGAGGGCCAGGGAGAAGGGTTGGAGTGGTAATAGCGGTTGAATAAAACACCCTGTCACCCTGAACTTGTTTCAGGGTCTATCTTTCAACAGGGAAAAGCAGGATTCGTTGAGAGATGGATGCTGAAACAAGTTCAGCATGACGGGGCGTTGCAGCCTAACTCACGGCGAACCGCATCACCTTGATCGCTTCGCTGTTCGTCACCGTTCCACCAATCCGTTTGGTCGCGTAGAAATTGACGAAGGGCTTGTTGCTGTACGGATCGCGCAAGATGTTGGTTTCGCTGCGCTGCGCGATCAGGTAGCCCGCGCTGAAATTGCCGAACGCAATCGACAGGCTGTTCGCCGCAATATCGGGCATATCCTCGCTCTCAATCACTGGATAGCCAAGCAGTGTGTTGCCAATCCCTGCGCCAAGGCTTGGTTGCCAGATGAACGCGCCGTCACTCGTTTTGAACTTGCGAATCCGCGCCAGCGTCGCGCTGTTCATCACCCACACTGCGCCCTGACGGTAAGGCGCGCGCAGCGCCTGCACCAGATCAACCAAGCGGTCTTGCGGGTTGGTCGCGATGAAATCGCTCGCCGCGCCTGAGGCGACATGCTGGAGTGTACCGAACGCACGCGTGGCATCAGGTGTTGCGAGCGTCGGGAAGGTCAGGAACCCTTTTGGCTTGTTAATACCGTTGCCGTTCACAAAAGCGCTGCCCTCTGCCTTGGCAAATTCAGTTGCGATTTCGCCGACCAGCCAGGTTTCAACATCAAATCCGGCATCATCAAGCATCGCCTGACTGGCGGTGGGATTGGCATAAAGATCGCCCATTGGCGGCACGATTTCGTTGAACAGCGGCGTTCCGGTTTCTGGGCGCGTCGCGGTTTCGGCGGCCCAGCCCGAAGTCACGCCATTTTGCGTGACCAGCTTGCGATAGCCTGCACTGCCAACGCGAACCACATTGGCGATAGCGCGGATTGGCGAGACGCTTTTGAGCGTGGCATCAATCACCTGATCAATCTCACGCGGCAGGGCAAACCCACCGTCACCGCCCGTAACGCCTGTAAAGCTTTTCAGCCCGCTTTCAGCACCACGCCGCAAATAGCCATCGACAAAGGCCGCCTTCGCGCCTGCCTCGGGTGAGGCACCGCTGATCATTGGCCGATCAATTACGGTCGGCACACCGCTTGCCTCAATCGCGGCAAAGCTTTCTTCAAGGCTTTCGGCTTTCACTTCATAATCCATGTTCGTCTCCTTTGGTGACAAGTTTACAGTTCAACCGCGTGCACCACCGCAAGCGGTTGCATCGGTTCCTTCACAAGGCTGACCTCAATCAGCTCAAGCGCTTCAAGTTCGCGATATGTTCCTTGTTTGGCAGCGCGCACGCGGTATCCGAAGGACAGGCCGTGCCCCGGCGCAACTTCGCCTTCCCCCAGCCGCGCGATCAGGCGCAGCCCGCGCGCATCCTCGCTCAGATGTTCAATCACCCCCGCCGCGCGTCGCGGATCATGCTGCCACAGCAAAGGCACGCCCGCGAGCTTCGCCCCAGCAAACGCCCCGCGCCGCACAATATCGCCGCCGCGATCAGGCACATCAAAGATGGCGGCATAGCCTGCGATTCTCATTTTTTATACCTTTCCCCTCTCCCCTTGAGGGAGAGGGCAGGGTGAGGGGTTTGACCGAGGAGGCTCGAAGCCTCCGAGCGCAATTTCAGTAGAAACGGTCGAGAGTCTCTCAGCCGCAGACGCGGCTGGCTCCCTCACCCGGCGCTATGCACCACCCTCTCCCTCAAGGGGAGAGGGTAAACCGAGCATCCCCCGTTTCTCATCAGCGCTCAGGAAATCAGCCCCCGAAAGCGCATTCCACAGCCGTTCGCGATCCTCGGCGAGTTCAGGAACCCGGTCGAGGTCAATGCCAAGCTTCAATCCCGGAAACTCCGCACCAAGCCCCTGCGCGATCCCGCGCAAAATCTTGTCCGCCAGCGGCAGGATTGTCTGCCGCCACAGCGCGCGGTTGGCCTCACGGTAATTGGCGTAGGTTGCATCGCCCGGCAGCCCGAGGAGGACAGGCGGCACACCAAACCCAAGCGCAATATCGCGCGCCGCCGCCGCCTTCGTCCCCAGAAAATCCATTTCAGCGGGCGACAGGCTGAGCGCCTGCCACTTGAGGCCGCCTTCAAGCAGCATCGGCCGCCCGGCATTGGTCGCCCCGGCAAAGCTTGCCTCAAATTCAGCGCGCAGCCGATCAAATTGTTCCTGCGTAAGCGTCGCCCCCGGCTCACCCGGATCATAGACCAATGCGCCCGATGGTCGCGCGGCATTATCAAGCAACGCCTTGTTCCACACACTCGCGGCATTATGGACGCTCACCGCGCCATTCACCGCGCCAAGGCAGCCAAGCCCGTAAAGATCATCAAACGGGTTCATCGCGCGAATATGGATGATCTGATCAAGCGGAAAGCGCATGACATTTTCACCAATGCCGTACACAAAGCCACAGGGCCAACCGCGCGCATCACCCTCTATCCGCACCCGTTCAGGGCGCAGCGCGAACAAGTCAGACAGTCGCCCGCTACTATCCACCTGCTTCTGAACAAAGCCATTGCCGTGGAGCAGAATTTGCGCGGCGATCGTTTCAGTCAGCATCTGCCCGCCCGTCGTCGTCTGCACCAGCGCGAGCGCGGCTTCATCCGAAGCGACAATCGGCGCGCCGCCCACGGCTTCGGCAATCAGCCGTACCGCACGCTGCGCCACCGGATTATTTGCGTAAGCCGCATAGGCCTGCACTGCATAAGAAGGCGGCACCTCCGCTGAGGCCACCCCCCACGCCAACCCACGCGCAAGCGCCGGACGCGAAGCCTCACGCCCGGCCGATTTCCAGCCGAAAAATTTCATGGTTTTGGACTTTCTGAATGTTAAATATCGACGCTTTCGACCCAACTATGCGGGCGATTTGCGTATCATTAACTTAAATTATCGCCTATTCTTTCTGATTGGCGCTTTGTTTGGAAGCTGCTTTTGAGGTTTTTCTGGTGGCGCTTGATCCTCTGATTCCGAACGGCTTTCTATATATTTGCCAGATACGAATGTAGCTACAACGCCAACGATAGTGGCGGCACCAAGTGCCATCACAGACTTTGTATCACCCAAATATGCTATATATCCAACCGCACCTAGCAATAGAGAAATTGCAACTATTGCCAGCCATTGCCCACGCCCACGGAGCGCAAACTCCTTCTTTACAATGGTTTCACCCATGCTGTGACGATGCTGTTGCTCACGCTCAGCCATCTCGAAAAGACGATTGCCAGCTCCCGGAAATATCCTTTCGAGATGCGCAATCTATTCTGCTGGAGGGAGCGGCCCAGAATGATATTTGCTTACAGTTTGAGTAAGAACCAAACGCGCGTCATTCGTTTTATCAGGCTTCAGAAATGGTTTTAACCTCTCAAAGGTAGCGTCAGCAACACTATCTTCGGAAACTTCCAGCTCACGCCGACCATTTTGAAAATCATCGGACAGATTCAAACTCACGATTTACGTTTCGAATGGCACCTGCGATATCGCGGCCTACGGCTTTCCAATCGCTCCGCAACGACCCAGATGCAAGCTGACGTCGTGATCTAATCATAGTTTGGTCAATGCTGATTGTGCCAGCACCTGAAAGTAGAATTCCAGCCGCTGACCGACGGAAACGACTGCCAGAAGGTTTAACGGAATATGTCATGATCCACCTAATTTTTTTTGAAAGTCGTCGATAAATGCGAAACTGTCAAGCTATCTCCAACGTTCAAACTCGGTTGGGTTTATGAGATATATATATAAGCCATAAACTGATGAATGAAATATTGATATGAAAAAATCTTTATAAATCAATAAGATAAAACCAAATTTGGGTCAACACAGGACCCAATGAGAAACATATTTCACACCCCCCTCACCCTCGGCACCCTCGCCCCCTGCCCCAGCATCAGTTCGTGCATTGCCCAGACGAGCGCATCGGCGCGGTCGGGGGAGTTCCCCGGCCCGTGATAGCCGCCGCCTTTCACCAGCCCGCACAGTTCATCCTCAAGCGCTGCGAACGTGCTGCCGACGTGGAAGGCTTTCCCCATGCCGTAGAGCGCCGCCACAGGTTCGGCGCGTGCCGCCTTGCCGCGGGTGGCGTGGACGCGTTTGATCGGCATTGCGCAGTCCGCGCTGCGCAGCACGCTTTCCACCATCGCGCCGCCATTGTTCGCCTCAGCCACCACCTTGTCCGCGGCGTTGCGCTGCGCACAGGCGGCGACAGCACGCGCCCAGCCATCGGGCGTTGCGCCGACAACGCTTGCATCCTCAATCACATAGGCCATGCCGTCATTCCCAAGCGCCACCGCGACAATGCCGCACGCATCACAGCCCACCCCCGCAGGCGGATCAACCCCGATCACCACGCGGCGGACAGGCGGGCAGGCCTTCACCCGCACGCTTTCAATCAGCGCGCGATTCCACAGCGCACCCGCGACATCCTCAATCAGCTCACCCTCAAGCTCCTGCCGCCCAAGCTGGGTGCCGCCATAATCCTGTGTCATTGCGGTAACGAACGCCTTGGGCAGGTGAACATTGTCCCGCGTCCGCCCACGCGTTACCACCTCGGCCTGCGCCAAAAGCCGCCGCATCAGTTCAACCGGGCGCGGCGTTGTCGTGACCAGCGTGCGCGGGCGCTGCCCAAGACGGAGGCCCATTTGCAAATTATCCCATGTCGCCTGCGAATGAACCCATTTGGCGATTTCATCGCACCAGGCATAATGATGCTGCGGCCCGCGCAATCCTTCGGGGCTTTCGCCTGAATAAATCTGCGCGCGACTGCCGTTTTTCCATTCAAGCAGCGCGCGCGATGGTGACCAGACTGGCATTTCACGCGCGGTACAAACTGAAAGGATGCCGCTTTCACCTTCAACCATCACACTGCGTGCCTCAGCCAGCGTCGCCGCAACCAGCGCGATCCGGATTTTTGGCTGACTCTGTGCAAGCGCACGAACCCATTCAGCACCAATGCGGGTCTTGCCAAAGCCACGCCCCGCCATCACCAGCCAGATCCGCCAATCTTCCGCGCGCGCCCGCTGGCCATCAAGCGACCAGAAATGCCAATCGCGGCGGAGCATCTCAAGCTCGACCCCGTCACATTTATCAATCAGCCGCTTCAGTACAGCAGGCGGCAAATCGGCGAGGTCTGCGGCGCGCAGATCAATCATATTGCAGTGGCCCATCATGCCCGCCCTTGGTCATGCCGCGATGGACGCGCATCCGTTCAAGCCGGGCAAGGATTTCGGCACGAAGGGCGCTGGCATCCTCGGCAAAGGGCCGCTCTTCCTGCGCAGCGCGGATTTTGACAACGCGTTCAAGGTGCATCCGCAACAATGCCAAACCAAGGCGGTTTGAAATTGTTTTGATTTTGACAATCGCACCATCCTTGATCACCACCTCTTCCTCATAGCCTTTGCGGGCGCGCTCAAGCATTTCGCTCTCAAGCATCGCATAGGCAGCATCAAGCGCCTTGTCCCATTCGGCGCGAAATTTGGCATTGGCCGCACGGTGTTTGTATAATCCAGACATCGACATCCCACAGGCTTTCAGCGCATCACGAACGCAGCAGGTTTCATAAAGCTCTTCAATAAACGCGGCGCGACGTGCATCATTCCAACGTTTTGGCCGGGGTTTGCGGCGCGAAGTTACAGGCACGGAAACGGGCCCACCGTCTGAAGCGGTATCAGTCAT